CCTCCACTACTTGAATAAATCCTTGCACCTTGTTCAGTAAGTTCTGCCTCCCCTACAAACGTCCAATTCTGTCCGACCTCTTTGACTGATACGTTGTCTATTGAGCCAATGAAATCTGAACTTGCAGTAAAGTTTAATTTATTATTTGTCATTCCACTCAAATAGCTAACATAAGTACCATTAGCAGTCCTATTTACCCCTTGAGCATCATTACTAATTTTTGATTTTACCGAACCACTAACGTAATTAGATAAAGTAAACTCTACTTTATATGTTTTTGATTGGTCGTTTATTACATTTAATTGAGAAAAGTTTGTTGTGGCAGTTTGTGTTCCATCACAATTAGCTTTTCCATTGCTAATACTCCATCCACCACCTTTAACCCAATCACTAGCGTCATCAAAAGAGCCATTAGTGACCAACTCCGAGCCTTCTTCCTCAAAGTTTCCGTTTTGTATTAATTCATCGCTTAATATTTGAACGTCTTGTATAAGCCCTTTTTCGTTTACTCTTGTGGCACTTGAACCCCTTGTAAAGTCAAAGTCTGCGTTTTTTATTGCAGTTGTTGTTGTTTCAATATAAGTGTTAGCTTCACTGCCTCTTTCTAATTGTGCGTCTTGGATGTAAATACCCTCATTTGGAGTTGAATTGCCATTATATACATTTGTTTCGCAAGGATAAATTCTATATTCTCCACTACCACTCAATGTGTGTGCGATAGAAATTCTATACCATCCATTACCAACATCTTCTGCATCTGCATAAAATTCTGGATAATTAATAATAGGATTTTGAACAGTACCATCTATTAAAGAAATTACAACTCCTTTAGAAACACCGTGAATAAATAATCCAACATAATCCCATTCGGCTTTTTTTGCATATACGGAAGCAGTATAAATACCACTTAAATTAAATGATTGATTTATTCTTGAAAAACTTGAACCAGTTGTAGTTAGTTTCCAAGCATCACTTGAACCATCGTAACCTGTAAATCCATTCGTAGGTGTATTTAAACTTAAAAGTCCCCAAGTTGTATCAAACTGATTAGATTGCAATAAAAGATTTTCACCACCTTTTGGTTTAACACTATTCAATTTGCCATTTTCATAGGCGGTTGGGGTTGTAATTATGGACGCTTTTTCAAATAAATTTGGCATATTAAAAAGAACAAGTTTGTAAATCTGTTAAAATTTCAGTTGTGGTTTTAACGTTTTCATAGTACGTTGATCGACTTTGCAATTGACTTAACAATTGACTGATTTCATTTGGCGGATTTGTTGCCGGTAATTTTAAACCTAATCCTATCATAATTTATCGTAAATAACAAATTACTTTTCCACTTGCAACAGAAACGTCGTCAAAATTACCGTAAATAACTGTCCCGGCGCTTAACGCTAATGACGTGATTGAAGTATCACCGCCAACAGTGTCAATGTCACACGAAATTGTTGACGATTCAACTGCTTGAATAGCACAAAAACTTTCGCCCGCGGTTGAAGTTCCCGACGATGCAATAATACGCAAACCTTTGTCGCCGAATGATAATTTGTGAAAATCGCTTGAATAATATAAATTTGAAGCCATAAACTTTTTTTTAGAATTTTAATATTTACAAAAATACAAAAATTAAAATATCTATTTTTTTAGTTTAACGCCCTTGACCTCTGTATCTTTTTTTATAGTTTTTAGAGGATTTCAACTTGGAACTTTTGTTTTTTGAATGAATCCCTTTGCGTTTCTTTTTAACGCGTTTATAAGTGTTTATTTGAATTGATTTTTTTGCCATTATTTTTTCCAGGTTTTTACAATCTTTTCTGCCGACCGCGCGCCAAAGTAACCGCCGTAAACTAACAACAGTAAAGAACTCAACAAATCAATCCATTGTGGCGCAATATTAAAGCCGCCAATTGACGAATCCAAAATAATATATATAAACAACGTCAACGTTAAAAAAGCCAATACCATTGGCCTAATGTTTTTTGTTAAAAAGGAATCCGCCGCATTGTCTGACGTCCAACGCTTTGTGACTTCTTGCATTTCAATCATATCAAATTCCAATTCCGCCAACAACATTTGTTTGTCCGCTTCTGACAATTGCCCATCGGATTTAATTTTGTCGCCTAATCTTTTAAGGGGTTCGATTCCCGTAATGTTTCCCGCAATGTCTAACAATTCCGGCGCAACTTTTTTTCCATTAGCCACTAACCAACGCAATGCGTCACCAACGCGCGTTGTTCCGTTTCTGTCTTTATATGATTGCTTTGCCATAATTATTTTTTTGTATAATCCCAACGCGCCGAATAATCGCGAATGTCAACGTGTGTAAACGTATTGTATTTGCCTATTCCGCCAAAACCTAATTGACCCAATTTGACCATTTCGCAAACTAATTCATGAACTTCATTTGGCGTCATTCCTTCAACTACAATGTCCGCGGCTTGTCCTTTTTTATGCCTTGAATTTTTAGAACCCTTAACAATATTATCGTTGTAATTGGCGCATCTATAACCGGAATTTATTTTAATAGGTTTTTTGACCTTATCGCGTAAAATCTGTAATTGGTCCGCCAATTTAATAATATTGTTTTTAACGTCGGCGCTAATTTTACAATCGCCGCCTTTGCACTCAAATTCGGAAATCGTAAAATTTTTAGTCATTGTTTTTATTTTTATTTAAATAATACCAACGTTGTGCGGTGTACCCTATTGAAACGGCCAATAATAATATTTTTAAAACTTCGTCGATCGCAGTAAACGAAACCATAAACGAAAACGTGTTGAGCATATATAATTTAAAATCATTCATTTTTTTAAAAACTTAAAACTGTTATAACAAAATCTTCAACAACTGCCGTTGCGCCGCTTTTGTCAACTTTAATTTGAATCTTACAACCGCCGGTCAATTCACTTGTTCGAGTAAATATTTGCGTTGTTCTTGAATAGCGGACCAAATCACCATTGGACGCAATGTTGTCGTGTGAAAACTCAATTGTTTTCCCGGTGTCCGGAAAATATAAACGCGCATCTAATCGTGTATTTGCAGCGCCGGCCGTTACGTCAAAATCGTTTCTTATTAACAAGACTTTGTTTGCGCCAACTTTTGATGTATCAATTTTGTTTGCTGATGAATCCCATAAATCGCCACTTATATAAGACGGCAAATGTGAATGTGTACCGGTTCCGGCTTTGTCGTTTGTTAAATCGGCCCAGGTGTCCGCAGTCAAATTTATTGGTGTTCCGCTTGTTGTTGCGTCCTCGTAAAATGCAAACCCGCCCAATGTATCATAAATGTCGTTTACGGACGTTTTTATTTCATTCAAATCGGCGGCGGTCACTTTATTTATGTCCGGCAATGCTGACGTTTGGTTGTCTGTTTTATTTGTGTAGGTTATTTTTGCCATAGTTATTTTTTAAGATTGTAAATCGTTTTGTAGTTCAGATTGTAAACCGCCAATTGGTGTTGATTGTTCTATTTTATTTGACAATTCAATGACGGCGCGAAAATATGTAAAATCACTCAAATCGTCTTGTAAATATTTAACGCCTTCGTTTACGCTTGTATATACATTAAAACCGTTCGCGCTTAAATCAATGTAATTCGCTGAACGTGTTCGCAATTTTTCTAAACATTGTGAAACCATTAAATTAGAATTTAACTCGCCGCCGTCGTCACTTGCAAATCGTGTAACACATTCAATTCGTGTTATTGTTTCGATTGTAAACGAACTTTGGTTTTGATCCGTTTCGTCGTTTGAAACTGAATAAACTCTTATAAATGGATAAGTCGCATTTGTTGGAACGCGCCCATAAATCGGAACAACTGAACCGTCAATTGTAATGTTTCCGTTTAATTTTGCAATGATTGCCTTGCGTACATAGTGAATCGCCTCTAACATTATTTTATTGCTTTTTTAATTTCGCCATTTAAGCGGTTCAACAAATTTTTAAATCCTATTCGCGCCGAACTGAAAAAGAACGGACGCGCCGGCAAATTAATATCTCGAATCCCTTTGCCTTTGAATTGCGCCGCATAACTTGGCGGAATGCCTAATTGCGTCATGTCTGTTAAATCAACGCGGCCACCGGTCCCAAATTCAACATACGGCGCGTAATGTGCCGCAGCTACAACATTGATTGATTTACCGCTTCGTTGTGCGCTAATTGATTGTTTTAATGCACCATTATCAACCGGCGCCGAACGTTTCGCTAACCTCACAATTTCCATTCCCGTTTTACCTAATTCATTGGACAATGTTTTAGATTCAAACGAACGCATTTTGTCTAACTTATTTTTAAGTTTGTTCAAATCGCTTTGGTCAATTTTAAGGTTCACGTTCATTTATTCCGATTTTGTCGCCAATAGTTTTGTATAAAAATCCAAATCAAATTCGAATTTGTCGTTTATACGATATTTTTTTGAATCATTTTCCAATGTAAATATGTCGCCTAACTGTATTAAATCAGCGGTGTTTTTACGCATTGTTATTTCAATTTGGACGTCTTGTTCGCGTTTGCCGAATTTGTCGTTTATTTCACCCTTTAATTGCGTTAAATGGCACCAAACCGTTGCAACGTCCGACAATGTTGAATTGAAACCGCCGAATTCGTCCGGTGTTTTAGACAAACGTTTAATTGTTATTTTAGAATCTAATTTACCGGCGTTCATTATATAAACATTGATTTATATGACGTTAAAATTTGTTTTGTTGTCGTTGGTATTTCTGAAACATTTCCAACCATAAAATCGGCGCGGTTGTCGTAATACGTCGAAATTAATTGCAACATTGATTGTTTAATCAACGCGTCATTTATTCCCGCGGTTATATATGTTATTTTAACGCGTTCGCCTGGACCTTGGTCCAATTCAATGGTTTCATTGTCTAAACCCAAAATCTCATAATCAGTTGTTGCGGTGCCGTCAATGGTTATTTCCTCAACGCTTGCAATTGGTCCAAATGGCACGTCAAAAATTCCGTTGGTTGAATCTAAATAATACGTTCTATTTTTCGGCACTATGTCGCGCGATATATAGTTTTCGCACCAAATGCGCGCTTGTGTAATCATAGCCGAAATAATATTGTCGTCGGCGCTTGTATCAATACGAACGTAATCCTTTACGTTTTGAGCCGTTAACAATTCATTTCCGGTTGTTGAATTAATCTTTATTTGTCGCATCGTCTTTTATTTCAATATATTCAACCTTTAATTCTTTGGTTTCGATTTTTTCTTTGTTTTGCTTTTTGCCTATTTTAGACGCTAAACCTTTGGCAATCCAATTTTGTGCGATGTGATCCGGCAAATCTATTTTGTCGCCTTCATCGTAACGTTTACCACCTCTTAAAATTGATTGTTTGATTTTTAATTGCATAACCTATAATTTTTTGTAAAGATAAAAAAAAAGCGCCACATGAATTTGTGACGCCTTTTCAGAAGAATGAAAACAATAATGAAAAACTTACATTGCTGCAAAGTTATTAAAATATTTTGAATATTTTTCTAAACCAACCGTAAATGATTGAATTTTGCCGTCATTTTTAAAAATAAAAAAACCCTGGCGTTCGGCTGAATAGACCGCGAAAAAATCAACGTCCTTTATTTTGTAACCGTTTTTTTTATGGTCAACTAAATTGATTCGGTTTCGTGTTCTGTTGTATTCGTTTATAGCTTTTATCTGTACTTTAAATAAACCATTTGGCGAATCAACAATGCAGTCATATATTGAAGTATGCAGTAAAGGGAATGAAACCAAAAAACCGTTTTCCATCGCCTTTGTAGCAAATAAATATTCAGCATAACAACCAAAAACGTTTGGATTCATAGCGTAAAGTTATAAAAAAAAGCCGACCAAATTAATGACCGGCTTTTACTACAAACCAATAAAAACTAAATTATGACATTTAGTTGTCGTCTGCCAAAGATACGCATACCCCTACAAAAAATAAGAATAAAGCCGTTGGCAATTCGTTGAATATCATTATTTGTCTAATGGCAAAAAACCATAAAAATAATGTTAAAAAAAACTTAATAAATTTCTTTTTCATAATATTACATTTGATCAGCTAAATAACAATCGTAAGAACACAATCCCGCGTCCTCAAACATTGGTACACCACAAACGGCGCATTCGAATTCGGGTTCATCGCCCGGTATATAGTTTAATCCCCACATAATTAAAAATTTTTGATGTCTATTTTATTTGTTAAATGATATATTTCGCGTTCTAAATAATCCAACGCCTTTTCCAAATCTTGAATTTCATTGTCTTTGCGTCCGGCGCGAACAACGTATTTTAAAACGTTTCCGCGGTTGAAGTTTAGGTCATAAGACGCAATAACGTCAATAAGGTCGTGTTTAAGACCGTTTTCGTAGTGTTTAGGTGTATTGCTCATCTTTTTAAATTTAAGGCGTTTAAAACGCTTTTAAACCACGCTTCAAAATTGTTTTTGTCGTTATGCTTTCGCATTTCGTTTTGTGTGTACACGTTGACTCGGTTGCCGTCGTGTATGATAGTTAATCCGGTTTTTGTTTTCATTTGTCTAAAATTATGGCCCGCCGAAACGGGCCGGTTAATGTTTTTATTTTTCTAAAATGTCTTTATTAATGATTCAAAGGCTTCTAATTTGCCCATCATCTTTAAGACTTGTTTATCGTTATTAAATTTGATTTGTGGGAAATTTCTTGATTCCTCATTGTACCGCTCGATTAAATACTTTGTTGTTTCGATTTCGTTTCTTAATAATTTTTTTGAAATTGTCATAATGTTAAATTTTAATGGTTTTGTTTGTTTCTTACAGTACAAATATATAACACATTTTAGAATTAAAAAAATATTTTCAGTTTTTTTTTAAAGTTTTTTTTGTTTTTTTTGCATTCTTATCTGTTGGACGCCTAAAAATAAAGCATAAAAAAAAGGCCCGGAAATTAATTCCAGGCCCTTAAATTGGTTGGTTAAACCTTTATTATGGTGTTTCAAGCGCTGCTTTTGCAGTTGCGAAGTCACCCGTTACAAACGCATTCGGTAAGTAGTTTGTTAAAGCTACTCTCTCGCTTACTCTAACAGTAACGAATCCATCACGAACGTTTGTTCCGTCCTCTCTGAAGAACTCAACGTTGATTCCATCACGAACCCAAAGTTGTGTTCCAACGCCAAAGTTTCCAATAAGGAAATCGCCGGCCGGAATTGCAGTATTTAGAACAACTTTCACGCCCATAAATACCGGTTGAAGACCGTTGTAAACTTGATCTTTAAGGTAATTATTTTGTGAATCTTTTAATAAAAGGATTTTGTGGAAATCTGAAGGGTTTAACAAAATACAATCAGCGTTGTAGTTAGAACCGGCCAATTGGTTAAGTGCCGCAACAATTACGTCAAAGTCATTTGCTTCGTCAACTGAATCAGCTAAATCACCCGCAGCGAATGCAGTTGCATCAGTAATGATTCCGCTTAATTGCGCACCTGAACCCGTTCCACTTAAAATTTGTGTGTCCTCAACTTCTAAAAGTTTTTCCGGCGCACGCGCTGAAAGGTAAGAAGTCAATTGTGGCGTATCTGCCAACATTTCTTCAGAAATACGGAAATAAGTTCCGATTTTTCTAACGTTAGCATCTGCCGCAGTCATATCGAAATCCGATTGCGTCAATGTAGTACCTTCAGCCGTTGCAGCTGCACCGTTTGAATATCCGCTCTCTTTTACGAAACGTACAACATCACTTTGCGTTGAACCTTGTGCCAATAACTGACGAATATGCGTCGGTCTTGTTGGGTCAAACTTATATCCTGGTACTCTATCCGCAGGAATTACTTCACCGGTGAAATCGGCGCCAACAGTCATATCGGCTTTGATTTCAAATGATGCGCTTCTTGAATTTCCTTTTGCAAGACTTTCAATTGCGCCACCTTCAAATGCTTCGTTTAAAGCGCCTTTGAATGTCATTCTTTTTTTAGCGCTGAACATTTTTTTGTTAGATACTTCAATCGCATCTAATCTCTCGTTTAATTTTGTCGCCATTTCTGAAACTTCAGACTTAACGATTTCGTTTGCCTTAACAACAACGTTTTCAACAACTTCGTTGTTAGACTTTTCGATTTTTGAATCAATAGCAGTATTGAATTGATCCAATTGGTTTTTTAAATTTTCTTCCATTTTTATATTTTTAAGGAATTTATTAAATAATTGAACACTTCAGAATCATTGTTTTTTACCTCAACATTCGGCGAAGTGATTTCATCAACCGGCTTCGTGAACTCAATAAATAATGATTTAAGTTTTTGTATTTCGGCTTCAATGGCAAATCCCATTTCGTCCGATATTTCGCCTTTGCGAATTAATTTTGTTAGGTTGTCGTAACGCTTTGAAAGTTTATCAACGTCGATATTACCTTTTACGTCTAATATTTTGGCCTGGTCGTTTGCTGCTAATGTTACGGCGCTAATCTCGTACAGTTTAACTTCTGTTATTTCTCTGTAATCGCCTTTATTGTTTTTTTGCATTGGCATTATACCAACTGAATTTTCGGTAATTACACCGGATTTCATTAACTCGACAACGTCTTTTCCTAATTGTGTTTTAGCAATTTCCGCCACGAATACCAAACCTTTTTCGTCCTCATACAATTCAGTCATTTTGCCAATTGGTTGGTTCATGTCGTGCTGATATAAATATTTAACACGTTCACCGTTTTCGGCAATAGTCTTTTTGTACGCGCCTTTCATAATAACGTCATTGTCGGAATCTTTATTCCCGAAATAACTCCCGTAACCTTTTATAATTCCGGCCTTTTCGTCCGCATCGATTAACTCACCAACCGGCGCCGCTTTGTAAAGAATTGTATTCATAAGAAAAATTTTTGTAAATATACGATTTTTAAAAATTATTAAATCCACCACCGGCAACGCCAAAACCAATTGTTGAAATATCACCAACGGTTTGGGCGCCTTCTATTGGGAAATATGCAACAGAACAACGGCAATTGATACATTCCGCAGCGCCGCCCGCGGGATCGCCTGGAAACATCATTGGTTGACCACCAACTAAAAACGTATTGTTAGCCATTACAATTTGGCCGTCGGCCTCTGAATGTGTGTCGCGCGTTCTGTCGTCAAAACTTGCAATCCATTCCTTTTGCATTTGTTCCGGCGGGAAAATAGTTTGTGCGGCTTGCGTTTGTGCAAAATTAGCCGCTGCCGTCGCTTCAGTACGAACCAAACGTTCGGATTGCCATTGTGAATACTTATTGAATTGGTTTCGTAATATACGCCCACGTTCAACCGCGCCCAATGTCATAAACTCCGAATCGCGCATCAATTGTTGTGTTATTTTAGTTAACGTTTGTTTTGCCGTTCCGCTTACTAACGTGACGCGTTGCGCACCAACTGCCGAACCATAAGAACCAAACGCATTGCGCCAAATATCATCGACGTCGGACGTGTCAACGGCTTTTTTTATAAATCTATTTATATTGTTGGCGTACCATTTAGCAAACCGCATTCCAATATCTGTATATAAATCACGATAAATTTTTAATAAATCTTTGTCGTTAAATAATAGTTGGAAATTGGTTTGACCGTCTGCAATAAACGATTCAATGCCTTTGTTGTATTCACGTTTATACAAACGCTTTACAATGGCGATTTGTTTTTTTTCGGCAATGTCCAATTGCTTTTCGAACGCCGATTGCCATTTGTCTTTGTCTATTGCCAAACTAATCGTTTATTTGGTTCAGTTTTTTATTTACCCAATCACGCATTGCAGTTCCACCCCAAAGATTCCACGAAACAAAACCATTGTCGCGCCATGGTGTGTCCTTATAACGGTCCGCAATTGTTTGATTGCCTTCGTGTCTTGCAAAAAATGATTTAATGCGGTTAAGCATTTCAACTGTTAATGGTTCGCGGTTTGCCAACATTGACGCACGACGCCAACCGGTAGGCGTTCCGGCGCGTACTTCATCACCGTATTTTTCGCGCCATTCTAACATTCGTTTAGCGTTATTTGTTGCGGTCTGTGGGTATGTTGTAAAGGTTTCGTTTTTTTCTGTTGGCTTGTCTTTGCTGCTCATTGGGTGACCTTCCGGCAACAAATCGGTGTCGTGTTTGCCACTTCTAAATTTGCCGTTTCTTAATGCGTATAAAAACGAATTAACGCGAGCCATTGCCCATTGTTGCGGTGATGATACTGAAGGCCGTACACTTGACGGGTTTGTTCTATATGCACCGATACCACGTTCGTAGACCTCAAACAATATTGAAACGGTTGTT